AGGCACGCCGTGCCGCAGCACCTCGATCAGATCTTCATCACCCACGGCCCTTCTCCTTCTGATACAGATGCGGGTGACGTTCCCGCGTGATGCGCCATGCCCGCTCGTCAACTTTGGACATGGGTTCGATCTTGCCCCACGTCATGCGAGGGCTTCGGGATGCGGTGGATCGGGAGGGCGGTCATGCGTCGTCCTCTTCGTCTTGCCAGAGGGTCGCGTCGTTCAGGACACGCGCCCAACTGTGGGCATCGCTCTGGTCAAGCCCGACCGCCTCGGAAACGTCCCGCAAGCGCGTGGCGAGCCGGATCATTTCGGCGTATGTCAACCCGCGAATGGTTTTCCAAACTTCTTCCATCATCATTCTCCTTCATCCTGCCCGCGATGGGCGGTTACGGGCCAACCCGGGCGCGGGCGCAGGTGTGGCGGGCGGCTTCGCTGCATCGCCAAGCATCATCTTCGATCAGATGCTTGGGCGTGTCGTTTGCGCCCTGCCTATAGCCCTCGCGGTAGGCGGCCTCGATTGCCTCACTCGGCCAAGCTTTCGGAGCGCGGCGCAAGGTTTCGCGGATGGCGAGGCGGGCGGCTTGGCGGGCAGTATAGCTTGCGGGAGGAGCCTTGTGCGTTTCGTATGCCTTGTCTGAACACTCCCGCGCCAACGCCTCAATCTCTTCCTCGCTCATGCCCGCGACAGGGGCGAGAGGAAGGGCGGCAAGCTCTATGCCACGGCGAATGGCGGAAAGGGCAATCTCATGGGTCGGAGTGTTGTCCCAGCTTCCGTCCCGATGGCGCGCGGCTGCGGCGAGGCAATCTCGCCTTTCCATGTGCAGCGCACAAATCTCCCGCGCTTCGATCAGAAACAGGTCAACCTCCCCCGCCCGCAGTTCGGCAAGGCGGGCGCGGCGGGTTTCAAGCGCCAGTTCGATGTGGCCGTTATCCGGCAGCAGATTTTGCACCTGTTCCAGCGCGGCAATCTCGCGCTCAAGGTTTTCGATTTCGCTCATGCTTGGGGTTCCTCTTCGCCAATCGCAATGCCAGTGAGCCGCGCATATTCGAGCGCCCATTCCAGAGCCTTCGCCGCACGAAAACCACCTTCGCTATCGTCGCCCGGTTTCATGCCCCTGTGGATCGGCGCAAACCATTGCTCGGCAGGCGATGAAGCCTGATGCGGAATGCCCGATGCACCGCCATTTTCCAGCGTGCCGACAAGGCAGGCGCACTCACCTTCATAAGTCGAGCCGTCCACGCGGCCATCGCGCAAAGCGTTAATCAGGTGCGGCACTTCGGCATGGCCCATTGCGAGGATCATGAAGAAGTCGGCTTTGATGTGCCGCAGGTCGGCATCGATCAGGTCGGCACCGCTCAGGTTGGCACCGCTCAGGTCGGCACCGCTCAGGTTGGCACCGCTCAGGTTGGCATTGCGCAGGTCGGCACCGCTCAGGTTGGCATTGCGCAGGTCGGCACCGCTCAGGTCGGCATCGATCAGGTCGGCACCGCTCAGGTTGGCACCGCTCAGGTTGGCATTGCGCAGGTCGGCATTGCGCAGGTTGGCACCGCTCAGGTCGACACCGCTCAGGTTGGCACCGCTCAGGTTGGCACCGCGCAGGTCGGCATTGCTTTTACGCGCCCACTTCACCGCCAGTCCCATCTTGAAGCTCGGCAGCATATCCGGCGTCACGCTAATTTCAGCGGTAAATTGCACCTTACCAGTCCAGCGGTTGCGGACTTCAAATTGCTCAATCGTTACAGTCTCGGTCACGCTCCAAAACTCCAAACCAGCCCAGCCCACACAATCAGGCCGGACGACAACAAAAGGGTGCCACCAGCAACGCGGGTGAGCGGATGGGTGAGGATGCGGGCGATCACGACAGCACCAACGCCAGCGCGACAGTCCACACGGCCAGCCCAATGCAGCCGCAAACGATCATGGCGCGCATGATTGCAGCGCCTTCGCGGTCAGGACGATGCGTCATTGCGGCTTCACCGGATTAATCGGCGCTCCCTTTGCCCATGCGGCAATATCTGCGGGGCTATCGGGGATTGCATCCCACTGGCGGTTAGCCTCTTCGACAAGCCAACGCGGCGGCTTGGGGCGGCGGGTAAAAATGCTTTCATCGTCCATTGTCATGCCTCCATCAATTCATCTTCAATCCGCGCAATTTCCTTGGCAGTCAGTCGCCGCCAAACACCATCGCGGATAGGTTTGCCGTTCGCCCATTCGATTGCGTCAATCTCTGCGCAGCCGTAAAAGCCAACGTCCGGCTCGGGTTCGTGAATACGCCCGTAAACAGTCACGGGCATATCCTCTAGGATTGTCGTCTCAATCTCGACTTCGCGGGCCACGTCAGTCGCTCCAACAGTCGTAATCGTCAACGGTGCGGTCAGCGTCAGGCATTGGCCATATCCTCAAGCGCATAAGCGGCGTTAAGGTAGCTATAACCACGCATCGTTCCTTGCAGGTCGGCGTAGCTGTCGCGGCACCAGTCATAGGCGTGCTGCACGCTCATGAACGTGCGGGCGGGGCTATCAGCAATCGCAACAATCACCTTAGCACCATCACGCGCCACACTGAACGCGCCATTACCAGTTTTGCTTTCGATAATTTCCATGTCACTTCTCCTTGCTTGCAAACCCCGTATCCCATGCGCCGTGCATTGCGTCAAGCAAAAAAATGCGCTATCCAATCGGCATGACGTTATCACACATTCGCGCCCGTTTGGGCTATTCGCAAAAGCAGCTTGCCGAGGCAGTCGGCGTAGATCAGGCGACAATAAGCCGGATTGAAGCGGCGCAATCGCGTGGCGGCGAGCTGCCAAAGGTGACGCGCACTGTAACGCTTGCGGCGCTGGCAGTATATCACAGGCTTGACGCGTGACCCCCTACTTTATCGAACCGCGCCACAACGGCCCCGAAAGCGAGGCGCAAATTCAAGCCGCGTTTCTGGCGCAAATGGCGAAACTTGCCCCGCGTATCATGGTGCTAGGCATACCCAATGCAGGCAAGCGGACGCGGTGGGAAGCGATGCAGCGAAAGCGTGAAGGCATGGTTACGGGCTTCCCCGATCTAGTGCTGTTCTATGACGGGGGCGTAATGGCGCTCGAAATGAAAAGCGGCAAAGGCGTTCTGTCCAAACCGCAAGCCGCCGCGCTGGATCGGCTAGTGAGCATCGGCATACAGGTTGCGGTGATGCGCAGCGCGGATACGGCAATTGAATTTGTGCGCAATCGCTGGCCCGCTGCATTTTTCGTTTGACACGTATGTTGGATGCATTATGGTGAGGGTGTCAGCAGGGAGAAATGACATGACTGCCACAACCAAGGCCCGCCTTAATGAAAACACGTTGGCTGAGACTTCCCGCGATTGGGTTTCCCTTAGTCAGCGTGATCCGCTTGATGAAAGTCGCACGCACCTTGTGTTTTTGACTAAGGCGGAGCTTGTGCAGCTTTTGGATCAAATGGTTCACGCCTGAACCGCGAGCAGGGAAACGACAATGACCGAACACAAGAACATTTACGCGGCCCTTGCGGCTGCTCAAGGCGAGTTTGGCAAGGTGACGAAGGGCGCGACTAACCCCGCGTTCAAGTCGCGTTATGCCGATCTGGCAGACGTTGCCAGCGTGGTTATTCCGGTGATGAACGCCCACGGCTGCGCGGTGCTGCATTACATCGTTGACGGTGCCATGCGCACCGAGTTTGTCCATGCGGCGAGCGAAAGCAAGGTTTCGTGCGATGTGCCGCTTATCGTGGACAAGCAGAACATGCAGGGCATGAAGTCCGCCACGACCTACGCAAAGCGGATTGGGCTTGAAAGCCTGTCCGGCATTGCGCCCGAGGATGACGACGGGAATGCGGCTGCATCTGCCCCGCCTCGCCAGCAAGCCAAGCGCGAAGAAACCCCGCCTGCTATCAGCGAAGCGCAGCTCACCGAACTGGAAGTGCTGTTTACGCATCTGTCGGTGCCTGTTGCCGAGTTTCTCAAGGTGGCAAAGGTTGCCAGCCTCAAGGAACTGCCCGCCCCATGGTTTAACCGCGCAAAGAAGTGGGTAAACGACAAGGCCGCGGAAAAGCGCGCTGCGCAGGACAACGCGCTTGCGGATGATGCTGCGTTTTTGGCGGGGGATGCGGCATGATTGACATTTATCTCGACATTGAAACCATCCCGAACCAATCGCCCGAATACCGCGCCAAGGTTCGCGCTGGCATCAAGCCGCCTGCGAATTACAGCAAGCCCGAAACCATTGCAAAGTGGATGGACGAAAACGCCGAAGCCGCAACGGATGAGGCTATCGCCAAGACCAGCTTTGACCCTGCGCGGGGGCATATCGTGTGCATCGGCTGGGCGGTGGATGATTGCCCGTCACATAGCATCGTTCTGGAAAATCTTAAGGACGAAGGCGAAATGCTGGCCAGCTTTTTCCGGTGCATTGATGCGCAACTGCCAGCCAATCCCGGCATTGTCCGTTTTATCGGCCACTACATCAGCGGTTTTGACCTGCGCTTTATCATCAATCGCGCAATCGTGCTTGGCGTGCCTGTCCCGCCCATTATCCCGCGTGAGATTAAGCCATGGTCGCAGGACATTTTCGATACTATGGTTGCATGGGCAGGGCCGAAGGGGACTATCTCGCAAGCCAATCTTGCCGAGGCGCTGGGCATTGACGGGAACAAGAGCGACTTTGACGGTTCGCAGGTTGCCGAGGCATGGCTGCGCGGCGAGCATGAGCGCATTGCAGAATATTGTCGCGGGGACGTTGAGACTGTCCGCGCAATTCATCGCAAGTTTCAAGCTGTCGGATATTGAAAGGAAACGACATGAGTAACCGCAAGGACATTATGACCCCGCGCGCTGGCAAGGATGGCAAGACCTATTGGACGCGCATTGGCACGGCATGGGAAGGCTCTAAGGGCATCCAGCTTGTGTTTGACGCGCTGCCCATCCCTGACAGCGAAGGCCGCGTTGTCGCTAACCTGTTTGAACCGCGTGAACCGAACGGCGCGCAGCGTGATCGCCAGCACCGTGAGAACCTTGGCAAGGGCGGGTTTGCGGACGATCTGGACGACAGCCTGCCGCCCTTTTAACGAATTGCCCACGGCTGGGTTTGTCACCCCTCCCGCCTAAGTCCGGCTAGGTGCCGTGGTGCGCCGGACACAGTTTCTATTGCTTGGCGCGTATGAATTTGCCGCGCCATAGGAAGCCCGCGCCGGGACGGGTGCAATAAATCCCGGCAACCTACAGGAGCAAGGAACATGGCATCACAATGCGAAAGACTGCTGGACTACCTGCAATCCAATGGCGGGATTGACCCGCTTACGGCATGGCGCGACCTGGGCATTTATCGCCTCGGGGCGCGTGTGTTCGATCTGCGCAAGGAAGGGCTACCGATTGCCCGCGTAATGAAAGCAGTCACTAACCGCTGGGGCGAAACCGCGCACGTTGCGTATTACAAGCTGGAGCAAGAACAATGAGAACCTACATCACATTTTCGATCTGCGATGAAAGCGGCGAGGCCGACCTTACACCTAAATCGCGCCTCATTCTTGACGAATTGATGGAGGAGCAAAGCGTATTTGCGGTTGATGTTATTGGCGATATGCTTGGCATCATTGAGCAAGCCCATAACATTGCTCACACCGGAATGCGCAGGGGCTTTGCCGAAATTGCCATTGCTGCGCACGGCGAGGAAAAAGCGCGAGAGCTTGGCTATGTCGTTGATTAGGAAGCTCCCCAAGAAACCCAAGCGCGAAAATAGAGCGGAACATGGCTAAGGGTCACTTGATACCCCTTCGCTACGGCAGGCAACGCGCACACCAGTTAATCGAGCAAGCGCCAGACGATTGGCTTTGCGAGTTGCGCCCGCCCACGCGCACTAAGGAACAGAACGACAAGCTATGGGCCATGCTAACAGACGTTAGCGTGTCCAAGCCCGAGGGAAGAAGTCTTACGCCTGAAGCGTGGAAAGCCCTAGCGATGCACGCGTGCGGATATGAGGTGCAGTTTTTAAATGGGCTAAACGGAGAGCCGTTCCCCGTTGGATTTAGAAGCTCAAGGCTGACAGTTTCTCAAATGAGCGAGCTGATTGAGTTTCTTTATGCCTATGGGGCAAAGCACGGCGTTAAATGGACAGGGCCGTAATTCACGTTTGACTTCCACACATTGCCGCGCTAAAAGGTTGGGGCCGCGACGCTGCGAACGTCCGGCCCCCGATTAGCGAAAGGCCCGCCAATGCAAAATCCCCTACCCTCGCCAGACGTATTGCGTCAACTGCTGCGCTACGAGCCGGACACAGGAAAGTTGTTCTGGCGTGAGCGTCCATTGTCGTTTTTCAAATCCGAGCGAGAATGGAAAAGGTGGAACGGACGATACTCTGGCAGGCCGGCCTTTAGAGTAAACCCGCAAGGCTATGTTAGCGGAATGATATTTAGGCAAATGCACAGGGCGCATCGGCTTGTTTGGGCCATGTGCTACAATGAGTGGCCTAGCGCGGACATTGACCACATCAATGGCGATAGGTCTGATAATCGGCTGTGCAATTTGCGCGTTGTTTCGAGACGCGAGAACGCCCTTAACCAATGCAGGCGAAAGAACAACAAAAGCGGGCAAACGGGTGTTTCGCAATGCGGCAACGGGAAATGGCGCGCTTACATTAGCCGTGGCGGCAAGCCTGTGCATTTGGGCGTGTATGACACAATTGACCAAGCAAGAGAGGCGCGCAAGCGCGCTGAGGTTCTGTATGGCTATCATGCCAATCACGGCGCTCGATGAAAACGGCGTGCGCTGGAGCGAAAAAATCGCTTGACAGACTTACCGGCTGGCCTAAACTGCCGGATAGCAAGGAGACACATATGAGCGAGATTGAGCGTTACCGCGCGTTTATCGCATCGCGCGCTGTAGCTACACAAATGCAGGGATTTGAGCCGCGTGACCTTAACCCTATGGCGAAGGCGCACCAGCGGGCCGCGCTTGAATTTGCATTGCGCAAGGGCAAGTCGGCTGCGTTTCTGGATACCGGATTGGGCAAGTCGTTTATCGAGTTGGAGTTTGCCCGCCAGTGCGCAGAGGAAACGGGCAAGCCTTCGCTTATCCTAACCCCGCTTGCTGTTGCGGGGCAGATGGTGCGCGAGGGGCAAAAGTTTGGCATTGATGCGCGGCAAATCCGCGAACAGTCGGACGTTGGCGCGGGCGTAATGGTGGCGAATTACGAGCGCCTGCCCAAGCTAGATCCCGATAGCTTTGGGGCTGTCATTCTTGACGAAAGCAGCATCCTGAAAAGCTATGCAGGCCAGACCCGCGCCCGCATCCAAGAGGCTTTCAAGCGCACCGAATACAAGCTGGCAGCGACCGCCACACCCAGCCCGAACGATCACACTGAATTGGGCAACCATGCCGAGTTTTTGGGCGTGATGCGGCAGCAAGAGATGCTGTCAAAATGGTTTATCAATGACACGGCCACGGCAAGCCAAGAATGGCGATTGAAGGGCCATGCGCAGGACGACTTTTGGCAATGGGTGGCTTCGTGGTCGCGCTGTGCGACCTTGCCTAGCGACCTTGGCGGCGATGATACGGGTTACGTGTTGCCCGAGATTGATCGCCGGATGCACGAAGTTGCGGCAGATCGCGGGGAAAACACCGGCGGATTGCTGTTCCGCATCCCCGAGATGAGTGCGACCAGCTTTCACGAGGAAAAGCGCCTGACATTGCGCCAGCGATGCGAAAGGGCGGCAGAACTCGCAACCCATGATAAGCCTGTAACGGTATGGTGCGAGACGAACGAGGAAAGCGCGCTATTGGCAGGGCTAATTTCCGATGCGCGGGAAGTGCGCGGGGATATGGACGCGGACTTGAAAGAGCAAATCCTGCTTGGGTTCGCGGATGGTGACTTTCGCGTTATCGTGACAAAGCCCAAGCTGGCAGGGTTCGGCGTGAACTGGCAGCATTGCGCCCATGCTGTGTTCGCTTCGATTAGCTTTAGCTATGAGCAGCACTATCAGGCGGTGCGCCGATCACATCGCTTTGGACAAACAGAACGCGTGCGCAATGACATTGTGATTAGCGACACGGAGCGCAGTATCTGGGACGTGATTAACGCCAAGGGCGCTAAGCATGACGAGATGAAGCGCCGCATGGCCGACGCTATGCGCAAGGCGCAATCGACCGCGCAGACCCGCGTGAAGTATGATAGGCCGCTAGATTTGGCCTTTCCCGTATGGCTCAAAACAGGAGTATGAGCATGAAACAGCCAGAGTATCAAGGTGACGGATGGGCAGTCCATAATTCGGATTGCATTGAAGGCATGCACGCCATGCCCGAAAGCAGCGTCGATTGCGTTGTTTTCTCGCCGCCGTTTGGAGATTTGTTTGTCTATTCCGACAGCGAGCGCGACCTTGGCAACGCGGGGACGGGGCAGGCTTTCATCAATCAGTATTCGTTCTTTGCCAACGCTCTTACGCGGGTGATGAAGCCGGGGCGAATTGCGTGCGTGCATTGCACTGACCTTCCCATGCGCAAGGGACGAGACGGGGCAATCGGGTTGCAGGACTTTAGCGGCGACCTGATTAAGGCCCACACCGATGCGGGGCTTATCTATCATGGCCGTGTGACCGTGTGGAAAGACCCCGTAGTTGAGATGCAGCGCACAAAGGCCCTTGGGCTGCTGTATAAGCAAATCCGCAAAGACAGCGCCATGAACCGCGTTGGGATGCCGGACTACATCTTGTTTTTCCGCAAGGACGGGGACAATCCTGATCGCATCGAGCATTGCGCGCCGGGTGATGTGAAAGAGCGCGTGAAGATTGCGCGGACGTGGCTGGAACATATGCGGCGGCAAGGGCTTTGCAGCGCGGTGCTGGATGATGCATTGCTGGCAGAGCTGATTACCCATGCCGAGTTTGATGTTTACGAGTGGCAGAAACTCGCAAGCCCCGTCTGGATGAATATCCAACAAGGCAACGTCCTGAACAATTACCGCAATGCCAAGGGGCCGGACGATGAAAAGCACGTCTGCCCGTTGCAGTTGGACGTGATCGAAAATTGTTTGCGGCTGTATAGCAAGCCGGGGGACGTGGTGCTTGACCCGTTCAATGGGATTGGCTCGACCGGATATGTCGCCCTCAAAATGCTGCGCAAGTATATCGGCTTTGAGTTGAAGCCCGAATACGCGGCAATCGCAGACCGCAATCTGAAAGAGGCTGCGCAGAGTGTTGGCGACTTGTTTGGAGTAGCGGCATGACGGACGAACAACCGAGCCCTTTCCGCAATCTTTGGCGCAAGCCCGAGTTAGACCGCAGCCTAACCCAATTGGACGAGGATCACGTTGCACACATGCGTAACGCGTCCAAGTTTTACGGCTGGGCAGTAACAATGGCCGCTATGGGGCATGATCCCGGCACGCCTAAGCAACCCATGCGGTTGCCTTCGGAGCATTGGACTAAGGAAACTAACGAATGAGCGTGGAACAGTTTGCTTATCTCAAGTGCCCTGACAAAATCAGGGTTGCCATGATTAACGCGGGGCTTGGAACGCCCACGATTGAAAGCGTAAAGCGAGCATTAGACAGGCTTCCCAAGCGCAATTTGCCAAGGATTGGCGAGCCTCGGGACTGTGACGCTATTGACTACGTGCGGCCACTTCGCCCTAAAAAGGTGCGCCAGATCGTCACGCCGGAGGAACGGGCCAGGATTGCGCAGATCGCAGCGACAATCCCCGACAAGCCCGAGCCAAACCCGCTTCGCCTGTTGCCCAAAGACCCTAACGCAATTGGGGGAAACTACGGCAAGGAATTGCTGGAGATGGTGCTACGCGAGCTGGGCATTAGCGATGGTGAGTTTTGGGGCAGGCGGCGCAAGCGTTACGCGGCGGGCGCTGCATCGCTTGTCGCCACGGTGCTGCGCAAGGCGCATCCTACGCGTTACACATACCCGATGATTGCCCGTATCTTGGGGAGAAACGACCATAGCACCATGATTTACGCGGTGCAGCAATGGCCCGTTTACGCCAAGATGTTCCCTGAAATGGCGGTGCTGTATGAAAGCATCATCGCCACCTTGCCGGAGCGTGCGGGATAGTGTAAGTAATGCGGGCCGGGGAGCGTCTTTTTGAGCAAGGAGAGGACGCTGCAACCCGGCCCTATCAACTGGCTGCAAAGGGAGCCTGTCGAATGATTGTGTCAATACCCGAATACTGCCTTGCTCGCAAGTGGAGGCATTATGGCTAATCGTGTGGATGCGTTTTTTAACCGCGTCACCGAGGACGCTGCGCTTCGATTTTATGAGGCTTTGGAGAGTGCGACAAGCAAAAGCGAAAGCCCTATTGAACGGCTTTTGATGGCTGCGTTGTATGCGCAGGCTCAAATAGAGTTAACCAATGTCGTTTTCTTTCTTGGCGATTTTCCCGATATTCCACCAATCGAGGGCAGCGCGTGTGTTTATTCGCAAGCGCGCATAGGTAAATATCGCGCAGACATAGCCATTTGGGATAGCACCGGAAATTCACCGCGCGTGATGATTGTTGAATGCGATGGCCATGATTACCACGAGCGCACAAAAGAACAGGCCCGCAAAGATAAGGCCCGCGACCGCTACTTTCAGTCGCTAGGCCATAAGGTTTTACGCTTTACCGGCAGCGAGATTTGGGAATGCCCTGAGACTTGCGCCGAAGAGGTTTTTGCGCAGTTGGCCTGCGAAGATGAGTGGCGAAAGGCGCGGACATGAGCATCAAGCTGATGGCGTGGGCTTGGGAAACAGACCTACCCCAAACCGAAAAAATGGTGCTGCTGTGTTTGTGTGACCACGCAAACGATAGCGGTGACTGCTGGCCGTCCGTTGCTCGATTGGCGGTAAAATGCAGCGTGACAGATCGCACTGTTCAGAAGGCTATTCAAAGCCTCAAGGATAGGGGCATTTTGTCATGGGTTGACGCGCCGGGAAGGACGCATCGTTTCACAATTAACCCCCGAACCACGTTCACCCCCGAAAATTGTTCACCCCCGAAAATGACGACACAACCCCCGAACGACGTTCACCCCACCCCCGAACGACGTTCACCCGAACCATCAATAACCATCATTGAACCGTCAAAAATAAATAGGGGTTGCAGGTTACCGGATGATTGGTTTCCTAAACCCCTGCCAAGCAAACTAGCGGCAGCGGTCGCAGGCTGGCCGGACGGGTTACTTGAGCAAGAGCTAGACATGTTCCGCGATTGGGCCGCAAGCGCATCGGGGGCGAAGGGCGTAAAGTCCAATTGGGATGCGGCATGGCGCAATTGGCTTCGCAGGGTTGACCCACGCAAGAGTGCGAGGGGCTTTAATGGCCAATCGCGTGGCGCGTCAATGCGCGACATTGGAGACGAAGTTAGGAGGCTTTATGGAATGTGATCCGGTAACCGAATTGCAAAAGTGCTTGGCATTGGTGCGCCCTGTCGGCATGACGGATGGCATGGCCCGCGATTGGTTGGCCGCTGCTGTTTTGGAAGTTCGGCATATTTCGCCGCAAACCCTTGCCCGCGCTTGTGCCGAGGTTCGCAAGACCGCGACGCATCATGGGCAGATCATCCCGGCGATTATTGCGGCGACACAATCCGCAAGCAAGCCCGATCCTGATTTGTCGTTTATCCGCCAATGGGAGCGTTCTGTCATCGCATACAGCAAGGGGTATCCCGCGATTGAACATGACGCGGGCGGCACAAAGCAGCTTGGCGATGTGGTCAAGAGGCTTGGCTATGACGAGTGACCTTCCCGATGGATATTTGCGCATCACCGGCAAGCGCAATCCCCACGAAGGCACTGGCGCTTACTTTGTCGTTTTGAGGAACGGGATGCAACCGCAAGAGCCGTGGCCTGTAGCTGGCACAAGGTGGAAGTGGGGCGCAGAGCCGGATGACTTTGATGTAGTGGCCGTGAAGCCCGCGTGATTATTTTTCCTCTTTACATTGCGGAATTGTGGAAGTAGGAAACGTCATCAGGCAAGGAGATACGACATGATTCGCAGCAAGAACTACACCACTCGCTCTTCGGCAATTCGCGCCGCCAAGGCGGCTTGCGCTAAGGCATTCGGCGATTGTTTTAAGGCGGCAGAGGGCGTAGACTTTTTTATCGGCGTTGATTTTGAGCGCGACGAAAACTTTTTTGCCCGCGACCGCTTTTATTATGAGGTTGCCGCATGACATGGCGCGACCACCTTACCGCATTCGAACTAGCGGATTATGAGCGTTGCCAGCGATTGGCGGGGTATGCACGCGAAGAGGCCAAGATTTACACCGAAGACGCCCGCAAGATATACGACCGCGTTCGTAAGCGCGCAGCAAAGGAGAAGCCCAATGCCGATTGACGACGTTATCGCCGCGCTTGAAGGCGCATTGCCTGCAAACGAGCCTGCGCGTGAGGGTGTGCCTGTTGTGCTGCCTACCGAAGTGGTGATCGAAGCCATTGCGTGGCTGGAAACGCTTGCATGACAGCGCCTAATCTCCCCTCGCAAGCCGACATTATCGCAGCCCACGAGCTGATGAAAACATGGCTTCCCCCGTCATTCGCAAACGACATTGACGCTGGCAAACTGGATGGTTTCGGCCTGTATAACCGAGCAATGGCGCAGCTAATCCGCGAGCGCACGGCAGAGGACGCGGGGGAATAATTTTGCGGGCGTGTCGTTTTTTGTTTGACCGCATAGGCCAATCGGCTAAAGTGGTTTCAGCAAGCAAGGAGATACGACATGACCAAGATTATTGACCTTCGCACCGCCCCCACCGCCGCTGCTGCATTTGAAAATGCTTGGGGAATTGACCCCATTGCGAATGGCAAGTTTTGGGGCGCTGTCCGCACCATGCCTAACGGCACCATCCGCTGCGAACGTGCATGGGCCAGCAAGCAGGCCGCGCAGCGCGCCGGTTATTCCATTTACGCATGAATGACCGCGACGCTTTCTTGGCGGCTGAGGCTGCGGAAAAAGAAAAGGAGCGATTAGCTTGCAATTATTTTTCGCTCAAGTTAGCTGTTTCTGCCGCCCTAAATGAAAAGGGCAAGCCGCAATCCCCATGCCAGTGCCTTGCGCCACTACCCCAAGCGTGTTATCAATGACGAAAGACACGCCAAACGTAGCAAAGCAGAGCGCAAGCGTGATGCAGAGCAACGGGAACGGGACGAGCGCGATGGAGCCGAGTGACATTGACCCCGACACTGTAACCCGCTCACAGGCGCTAGAAGCAGCTATGTGGTTAGCAGACACAACCGAAGGGGTTGAAGTCACCAGCGCAGACGACCTACTTATGCTGGCGACACAGATTGAGTTTTGGCTAACGGAAGGCGCAACAATCGCTTTTGACTGCAAGGAAGATATGCGCAAGTTTGTGAGAGGCGAGTAATGGCTAAAGCCAAGCGCACTGACATAACGCCGGAACATGTGGAAGCCGCTTGCCAGATGATGGCGGGCGGTAAAAGCTTACGCGCTGCTTGCAGAGAATTGGGCTTGGCAGAAAGTAGTGTTCGGTATCATTTGAACAAGGACGCTGAAAGCTTCGCGCAATCCGCGCGCGCGCGTGAGTTGGGTTGCGATGCTTTGGCCGATGAATGTCTTGAGATTGCCGACAACAGCACGCTAGACCCGCAGGATCGGCGTATTCGCATTGACACCCGCATCCGCTTGATTGGCAAATGGTCGCAGCGGTATAGCGACAAGCTGACCGTGCAGAACAATACGACTGTGACACATCGCTATGACCTCGACAGCCTCACCGCAGACGAACTCGACGCACTGGAAACTATCGCCCGAAAGGCTGCCGTCATTGCGGGAGATACAGGCAGCGAAAGCGCGTCGGAGCCTGCTAAGCTTCACTGAATACACCCTGCCGCAGTATCATCGTGCGGCGCACCACCAGTTGATCGCAGAGAAGCTTGAAGCGGTTGAACGGGGCGACATTGACCGCTTGATGATATTCATGCCGCCGCGTCACGGTAAGAGTGAGCTGGCATCAAAGCGTTTCCCGGCATGGTGTTTGGGCAGAAACCCAAAGCGCCAGATTATCGCGGCCAGCTACAACAGCGACCTTGCTAATGACTTTGGCCGCAACGTGCGGAACATCATTGCCGAGCCTGAGTTTAGCCAAGTGTTCGCAGGCGTAACGCTGGCACCGGACAGCCAGGCCGCAAACCGGATGAATACAAACAAGGGCGGCACTTACGTTGCGGCGGGCGTTGGCACGGCTGTGACAGGGCGCGGCGCTGACATTGCGTTGATTGACGATCCGTTCAAAGACCGCGAAGAGGCCGACAGCGAGCGGCGGCGCGAACTGGTATGGGATTGGTATAGGTCAACGCTATACACGCGACTAATGCCTGGCGGCGCGATTGTGCTGATCCAAACACGCTGGCACGAAGATGACTTGGCAGGGCGCTTGCTCGAACAAGAGCGCGACCAGTGGGAGGTGCTGGAACTTCCCGCGTTGCATCCCGAACGCGGCGCGTTGTGGCCGGAGTGGTATGATGAATCGGCATTGCTGCGCATCAAGGAAACGATCGGCCCGCGTGAATGGTCTGCACTGTATCAGCAGCAACCGCAGCCGGACGAAGGGACATTCTTTCAACGCGATTGGTTTAAGACATGGGGCAACTTGCCAAAGTGCCGCTTTTACATTACAAGCGACTTTGCCGTTACTGATGGCGGCGGGGATTACACTGTCCTAACCGTGTGGGGCATTAGCGCAGAGGGCGATCTTTACCGTGTCGATCAATGGAAGGGCCAGACTGCTAGTGACCAGTGGATTGAAAGGCTGCTTGATCTTGTCGCCCGGTGGAAGCCCTTGTGTAGCTTCGGCGAGAGCGGTGTCATTCAAAAGGCTGTTGGCCCTATCCTCGCTAGGCGAAGCCGGGAGCGTGGGATTTACTGCCGATGGGAATGGCTCGCGTCCGTCAGTGATAAGCCGACAAGAGCGCGCTCTTTCCAAGCGCTCGCAGCGTCCGGTCGCGTCTATTTCGAGCATGGTGCGGACTTGAGCGAGTTTCTTGTGTTCCCGGCTGGCCGCAATGATGACGAAATAGATAGCGCGTCTTTGATGGGGCGCGCCATTGATCAGGCTCACCCCGCGCTGGTTGCGGAACGCAAGCCTGAACGCGCCCGCGACCGTTGGGATCGCGGCGACAGTGAAGATAGCGACTTGAATTGGAAGGTTGTCTAAGCGCATGGCCGATAAGCATTTGCCCACGCCAGAAGATTTGCGCGGATTGCTGCGCTATGAGCCCGAAACCGGCAAGCTGTTTTGGCTTGAGCGCAAGGGCGACGGGCAGTCGGTCAAGCGGTTCAATTCAATGTATGCTGGGCGCGAGGCGTTGACTTACTTAAGTAAGGGCTACCGCATCGGTTCGGTAATGGATGCGGACGCAAAGGCGCATCGCGTTGCGTGGGCCATTTACTACGGCGAATGGCCGCAGGGGCAGATTGACCATATTAATGGCGACCGTGCCGACAACCGCATTGCCAACCTTCGGGTGGTGGATTTTGTCGGCAATGCGCGCAACCGCAAGGCTGGCAAAAATAATAGCTCAGGTGTCATTGGTGTTGGCTGGAGCAGTCGCCATCGCAAATGGCGCGCTAGTATTCGGCATCACGGCGAATTGATTTACCTTGGCGCATTTGCCAGTAAAGACGATGCAATTGCTGCTCGGCGCGATGCTGAGGCGCGGCTTTGGGGCGCAAAGGAACTGGTCAATGGATGACAATCTGACCGTTCAGTCGTTCATCACCGACTTTGAGGACGCGGAGCGCATCACCTATGACGCTCGCGCGAAGTCCGAACAATGCCGTGATTACTTTGACGACAAGCAGCTAACGGAAACCGAGGTTACTGCGCTGCAAAAGCGCGGCCAGCCGCCCGTTATCTTCAATGAGATTAAGCCCAAGGTGAAAACCATGTTGGGCCTTGAAAAGCAGACCCGCAAAGACCCCAAGGCATTCCCGCGCAATCCCGACGATGAGGCTGCGGCGCGCGCTTGCACCGATGCTATCCGCTTTGTGTGTGACGATAGCCGCTGGGATGACGTTCGTTCGGCTGCTGCGAAGAACCTTGCGATTGAAGGCACTGGCGCTGTCTTTGTTGGCTTCAAGCAGACGCGGCAAGGGTATGACCCCGAGATTAGAAAGCTTGCATGGGATCGGTTCTATTACGACCCGTATAGCAGCGAGGACGACTTTGCCGACGCGCAGTTTAAGGGCGTTGTGGTTTGGCTTGACCTTGACGAAGCCCGCAAGCTTTACCCCGATGCGGACGATGTAATCCTTGATACGTGGAAGTCGTCCAGCGCGGGCGAGACGTATGACGACAAGCCTAAGTATAAGACATGGGCAGACCATAAGCGCCGCCGCGTGCGCCTTTGCGAGCATTACTACCGCGATGGCGATGCGTGGATGTATTGCGTGTTCACTGGCGCGGGGTTTGTGGTTGACCCCATGCCTTCGCCTTACCTTGGCGAGGACGGCCAGCCCGAATGCCCGATTAAGGCAATTTCGCTTTACGTTGACCGCGACAACAATCGCTATGGCGAAGTGCAGTCAATGATTAGCCCGCAGGATGAGATCAACAAGCGGCGTTCAAAGGCGCTGCATACGTCCAACACGCGGCAGCTTCGCGTGTCGCCTGCGGTGAATATGTCGCCGGACAAGGTGCGCAAGGAACTGGCGCGGCCCGATGGTGTGTTTGTTGGCGAAGCTGGTGACGTTGAGGTTCTCGGCACGTCTGACATGCTTATGGGCAACCTTAACCTGATGCAGGATGCGCGGGATCACATCCACCGCATTGGCGCAAACTCGGCCATGGCGGGCAAGGATACGGGCGGACAGTCTGGCAAAGCCATTGCGTTGCAGCAGATGGGCGGGATGACCGAGGCGGCAGACTTCCTTGACGCTATCCGCCGCCTGTCGCTTGAGGTTTACCGCAGCGTGTGGGCGCGTGTTCGGCAGGCGTGGACAAATGAACGCTGGATTAGGGTAACGGATGATGAAAAGAACGTCCGCTTTGTCGGCTTGAACAAGCCCGTTACCGCGCTGCAGGCGATTGCCAAGCAAATGGGCGTGGATGCTGAGAACGCGGCGGAAGCGCCGCCCGAAGTGCAGCAGCAGTTGCAAATGCTGGCACAAGACCCGCGTGCGCAGATGATCGTGGCGATTGAGAATAACGTCACCGAACTTGACGTTGACATTATTGTTGACGAGGGCGTTGACACTCCGACCGTGCAAGCCGAGCAATTCGGCATTGTCGCGCAGATGTTGCCTGGTGCGCCGCCGAATATCCAGCCTGTGCTTTGGGAGGCCCTGTTTGAGAACTCGGCTTTCCGAAACAAGGAAAAGGTGCTAGAAGTATTGCGGCAGCCGCCCGACCCTATGGCGCAACAGATGCAGATGATGCATATGCAAATGGCCATGGAAGGGCAGCGGGCCGAAACGGACAAGACTAAGAGCGAGACGGTCAAGAACCTTGCGACTGCCGAGGCGACTGCCGCGAAGTCTCAAGTTGACGCGTTTAAAGCTGGGGCAAGCGCAGGATGACTTACACGCGTGTATGTGATATTTTTGGCGGGCGTGTTAAGTATCGTGTGACCGGCCCGCTTGGGACGTTTCAGGCCGAAGGGCCGATTGCAAAGTTTGGGGAAGTGCGAGCGACTGCCGAATGGTTTTCGGGTTGCAATCGCGCCGAGCCGTAAGTTTCAACGCTGTGAGAGCGTGGAAGGTGCCGCCGACCTACGGGCGTTTTGATAGTGCCGCCGACTTTACGGGCGTATAGGTGCAACATGGCATACAAGAGCCTCGATAGTATTCTGAGCGAAGATAGCGACACCGAAGCGGATATTCGTCCGGCAATGCCGGAAGCCGTAGAGGAAACGGGCGAACAGCCGCAACCGGAACCGGAACAGCCGGAACCCGAAGCGGATGATGCAGGGCCGCCGCCTGCCGAGGATGCGCGCAAAGCCGGATTGGAAGCCGGGATCGCCGCAGAACGTCGCAAGCGTCAAGAAATTGAGGCACAGCTTGAAGCCTTGCGCCGCGAAATTCAGGCAAAGCCCGCCGAGCCTGCACCGCCGCCGCCCTCTATTTGGGACGACGAACAAGCGGCATTGCAGCACTTTGGCGGTCAAGCTGTAACGGCTGCTGTGCAGCGCGCCACGTTTGAAGCGAAGCTCAATCAATCCGAGTTTTACGCCCGCAAGAACATCGACGGGTTTTCGGATAGTTGGGAAGATCTCAACAAGTGGCTCGTGGACAACCCGTCCGTAGCACAACAGGCGACCGCAGACTTTGACCCTTGGGGCTATGCGTATCGCGCGTTTCAGAACCAGCGCACAATGCAGGAACTGGGCGCAACTGATTTGGAAACCTTGAAGGCGAAAATGCGCGAGGAACTTATGGCAGAGATGCAGGCGCAGCAGCCCGCAGCCCCCGCTATCCCGCGTTCGCTTTCTACAACCCGTAGCGTCTCTTCGCGTAATGGGCCTGCATGGTCTGGTCCGCCTTCGCTGGGAGACTTGTTGAAGTAACATTGGTTTTCACGTCGTGAGACGTAAACCTTCCCATAGATGGATTTTTTAACATGGCAGATACTACCGTTCCGAGTGCCCTTCAGGTTGAACAGTGGGATAGCAATTTCTTCACGCAATACCTGCATGATGGCGGTTTCAAAGACTTGATGGGCACGAATGAAAATGCCGTCATTCAGGTCAAGGAACAGCCGGGTAAGGGCAATGGTGACAAGATCACCATCCAGCTTATCAACCGCCTGACCAATTCGGCTGTCACCGGCACTTCGACCCTTGAGGGTAACGAAGAGGACATGTCGCAGCGTTCGTTCTCGATCACCGTGAACAAGCGCCGTAACGCTGTCCGCATTCCCGAAATGTCGGAAGTGCAGTCGGCTATCTCGCTGCGTGACGCTGCTAAGGCAACGCTGCTTGATTGGTCGATGGAAGACACCCGTGACCTTGTCATCCGCGCTCTTGGCTCGCTTAACGGCACCAAGTTTGAAGACCGCACCGCCGCGATTGCGGACGCGTGGCTTGTGGATAACAAGGATCGCACTGTCTTTGGTGCCTATGCCCGTGGCGGTTCGGCTGGCGGCTCTGACCTGTCGGCTGACCTTGCGCAGCTCGACACCACCGCTGACCTGTTCAACTTCTCGCGTCTTGACGACATGATCTACGTTGCAAAGACCTGCAACCCGAAAATTCGTCCGATGCGCGATGGTGGCAACGGCAAGCGTTACTATGTGGCGTTCGCTCACCCGGCGGCTTTCCGCGACCTGCGCAACAGCATTGACACCGAAGTCCTCGCTTCGACTGTCGTGCAGATGCAGGCATCGAAGCTGTTTGAAAGCGGCGACATTCTCTGGAACGGCGTGATTGTCAAGGAAACTGACAACCTGCCGATCTACGAGAACCTTGGCGCGTCCGGCACCACGGAAGTCACTCCGGTTTACCTGTGCGGTGCGCAGGCTATCGGTGCGGCTTACGCGGCTCGCTGGCGTTCGAAGACCGAGATTTTCGACTATGGCGACAAGTATGGCGTTGCTATCGACGGCATCTACGGCATTGAGAAAATCCGCTTCGGCACCGGCAACGCTGATACCGATGACTACAAGGATCACGGCGTGGTGACTGGCTTCTTTGCCACCACCGAAGCCGCGACCGTTCTCACGGCTGACGCTGCTGAAAACGCCTAAGTGATTGGGGGCGGGTTTAGGCTCGCCCCCTTTCTCTTTGGAGAGATTTATGCTGTTTCGTTTTATCGGCCAATACACGCATGGCCGCAACACCATTAACATGGGCGTTCTGTTTGAGGGGCGCGAGCCGTCTTTCGTGGAGGATGCGGAACTAGCCCGCCGCCTTGCGAATAACCTCGAGTTTGAAATGGTAGAAGCGCATCCGCTTGACCATGACGGCGACGGGGAAAAGGGTGGCTCGCTTCCCAAAAAGCGCGGACGGCCTAAGAAGGTTGCAGA